CCCGCACACCAGAGCACTATTTCAAATCGCGCGAAACCGTAGAAGGGTTGCGCTGGTTTTGGCAAGGGTTCGATAAGAATAAAATTGACGCATACGATACCTACATCGACCTAGTCACCAACCGCTACACCTCTGCGGAGTTGGTGAAAGTGTTCCGCACCATGGTCGACGACATAATCGCTAATCACAAGTTTCAGGGGTGCGAGCTCATCGATCCGGAGAATTCCCTACTCAAGCAAATCCATGTTCTTCGAGTGGGACAACTCATCGGAGCCCATCCACTGTTCGAATCCTTGAAACTTTTCACTAACATCCTTAGCAACACACGCAATCACATCCTCAACCAACTCCAATTCGAGGGACTTAAGCGAGCCACCTACCTTGCTAAGAGTGTCGGAGTTTCCAAAGCCATTTCCTACCATGCGGATTTTCTGAAAGGGGCGCGTTCAACAACTGTGTTACCCCGCGCGCCCCCTTCAGAGTTGGAGTCGTTGAAGCAACCAGTACCGATTCATACCGGTACAACAATGCGTTCACGATAGAAGCAGGGGATTCCTACTTCATCAATGGCCGCTTGTGCTTCCCGTCCGCTGACCTCGAGGATGAGGTCTTCGTTAAGAAGGACGGATCTTACCACACACTCTTCGGGCCTTGCATCGCCCACTCAGGAGTGGTCTACGGGAAGAGCGACGCCAACATTTCACTAGCCACCACCCGCATCACCAAAACACGCCTACCTACGCTACCAGAGGTCGAAGATTTACTTCAACTTTGGCAGAACGATTTCATCGATCGCCACTCCGACCTCTTATCCTCCATCGCATCTACCTACTCCCACCATTTTAACACATATACCGACTCCATCATCGAATGCATGGAACATTACGACGACGTCCATCCTAAACGTGCTTTACGCATCGCCGCCTGGAAGGACATTCTCGATTTCGCTATTTTTGACGACGATTTGTGGTACCTCCCCGAGAAGGGGACGTTATACAAAATGAAGATATTCGAAATAGCCAAACCGGGTAAAGTTCCTCGGATGATCGGAGATTTGGGAGTGCACGCATCACTACAAGGGTTCAGGGTCACAAAGTTCTTGAAACACGCTATGGCCGCTGAACCCTTGGATTACTTAGGAGGAGAAATCGAGTTCTGTCCTACACCGGACCCTTTTTCTCTCACCAAAGTATTCGAGAAGTTAATTGATCCCCCAGGTGATTACTACTTCGTTTACTTCTCGGACGACTCGTGCTTAGCCATCCGCACTAAGGATGGCATAAAACGATACAATATAGATATATCATCATGCGATGCATCACACACCGAAAAACTTTTCACCACCCTCCAGGACCTCACACCACCCAGCGTCCGCGGGGACATGAAATCCCTCACTAATCAATGTAAAACACCCATCACTATACATAGCGTAGATACATTCAAAAGCCGCAAAGTACGACTCAAACCGCCCTCCCCCCGTCTGTACTCCGGATCTACTTTAACCACCGCCATTAACAACTTGGCTAATATATTAATCGCCATCAGCATAGCAGAGGAAGGGTGCTCCACACCCGACGATATCATGCGCGCCGCAGCGCAAGCTGGATACATCGTCACCTGCGAAGACTGTACTGATTGGCATAAGCTGCAATTTCTCAAACACTCACCTGTGCTAGATACCAAAGGGGTCATCCGACCACTCTTGAACATCGGCGTCCTGTTGAGATTGAGCGGTTGTTGCAAAGGGGATCTACCCGGATCTAAAAAGACACCTCTGCGAGAACGCGCAGAAGCCTTCCAAGCCTCTCTCCTGCGAGGAGCTTACCCTAAAGCGAACTTCACTTTACTCGACAACATGCGCCGATCCGTTGGATGCGCCAACTCCAAAACCGACGCTATGGTCAAGAAGGAGCTCGAGTTCAAGGTCATCGACAATGACGATTATCCATCTTTCCGAGTGGATTCTCATGAGGTTTTCTCTAGGTACGACTTAAACGAAGTGGAAATCGCTGAAGTTGAAGACGTCTTTGGAAAGTGCGGGTATTCTGAGCACTACGTGGCCGATGGGCCCTCGAAAGTGCTCGAAGCGGATTACGGACTGGTAGGACGCCAGCTCGAATAACCACAAACACATCACAAACACACTGTACAATACTACTC